TGGGAGATCCTTCACCATATATTGGATACATTATTTTGAGTTCTGTACCCCCAGCGGGTCAGACATCTGGTCAGAACATAAATTTATCTCCACAACAAGCTGCTTCACAATCAAGAAGTGGTATTGATAGACGAGCTTCTTATGAATCTGGTTATTCACAGGGTGGTGGAGTAGTTCCTGCCCCAATACCATCTCAAACAACTCCTGGTGGAGGAGGTGGTGGAGGAGTTCCTATGATGGGAGGTCCTTCCACAAAAGAGGTATTAAATAGTTATTATAAATCTCAACTTATGGGATTCTTATATAAACAAGGATAATGCCATCACAAAACGCTCCAACATCTCCTGGTAATATTCAGAAGTTCAAAATATCATCAAATCAGTCTGACAAAGCGATTGACTTATCTGGTGGTGTAGTTGAATTTAGATACTATGAGAGTGTGTTATCAAATAACGTCACAGCAACAGCAGTTATTGTTGATAGTGGTTATGAATCGGATGGTGGTGCGATTAAATCATCGAAAGGTGTGTTAGATGCTTTACCAATCAGAGGTGGGGAGAGAACTGATATAGTCATTGAAGATAATAATGAAAACAAACTTACATTCAAACCAATGAAAGGTTTGTATGTCAATAGAGTAAGAGATGCTGATCCTGGTACATCAAAGGATGTATTCTTTGTTGATTTTGCATCAAAGGAATATTTTGCAAATGAACAACAAAGAGTGATAAAAAGATATGAGGGAAAAATATCTGATCATGTTAAGGAAATACTTAATTCTCTTGGCGAAGTAAAAATTGAACAAGTAGATAACACATCACTTACCTACAATTTCATAGGCAATGATAGAAAACCATTTTACACTTGTACCTGGTTAGCATCTAAGGCAGTACCAGATAAAGATGTAGGTTCAAGAGCTGGTTTTCTTTTTTATCAGACAAGAGACGGATTTAACTTTAGGTCCATTGATAAAATGTTTGAGGAAGAACCAGTCAAAAAATATATGTTCAATAATACTGGTGAAACTCCAGTAGGATATGATGCAAATATACTTGACTATTCTATTGATAGTGACATAGACCTCAAACAAAATCTTACTCTTGGAACATATAATAGTAGAGCAATTTACTTCAATCCATTTTCTATGGATTATTATGTCAAAGAATTCAAGTACAAGCCTGACAACATTGGTAAAGCAGGAAAATACTTTGGTGGTGACTTAGTTGCAAAAGAATTTACCGAAACTCCAACAAGATTGATGAGTCATGTATTTGATATTGGTGCTATGCCTGATGGACAGGGTAACGAACAGTTAGAACAATGGAAAGAGAATTCAACTTCTCCAAATTATGATGCTGAGAACACAATGGCACAGTCTGTGATGAGGTATAATCAGATGTTCACTGTCAAAACAAATGTAACTATTGCAGCCGATTTTAGTATTAAAGCAGGTGATATCATTCAATGTGATTTTCCCGAGGTAACTGGAGATAGAGTTAAAGAGAGAAACCCACAGACAGGAGGTATATATATGGTAGCAAGTGTATGCCATAGAGTTACTCCACGAGAAACTTTCACAAGACTCGCTCTGGTTAGAGATTCATTTGGTAAGAAAACAGGATTTAAATGATAGAACAAGGACTCTTTAAAAGATATTTTGTAGGAAGAGATGGGTTTATCTGGTGGTTAGGTCAGATTGCCCCAGAATCAACATGGAAAGACAACCGACCTGGATATCCTGTAAGAACAAATGATGATATAAAGGGTTTTGGTGAGAGATGCCGTGTTCGTATCATGGGATATCACACGGCGAATATTGATGAAATATCTGATGATGAACTACCTTGGGCGTATTTCATGTATCCAGTTACTGCTGGTACTGGTAATAGATCATCTTGCCAATCTGCAAATATTTCACAAGGTGATTTTGTGTTTGGTTTCTTCATGGATGGTGAAGATGCTCAGATGCCAGTCATCATGGGTCTTCTTGGCAATAATGAATATGCAGCAGTCAGTAAAAATATTACCAAAGCAAGATTTGTTCCTTTTAGTGGATACACGGAAAGTGATAAGGTAGCATATACTTCTCTTAATGTCGATAAGGGTGGTGAAATTGTTAAACAAACTGGTGCTCAAACCACCGAGGGTAAGACAGACTCACAAGGTAGTAATACTGGAAAATCAAACAATCCCACCACCAATGAGTCCGTAACACAGTCTAACTCAAAAATAGATGCTGCAAGTAAAAAAGCTGCAGAAGAACAAAGTCAACCTCTTGCTCAACCTTCTGATTGTGAACCAATTCCTTTAGGGAAAATTCAAAAAGATCTTCAAAATACTATTGTAGAGATTCAAAAGGCACAGAAGTCAGTCTATGATTTTTCAAAAGCTGTTACTGGTGATATTACTGGTGGCATTGATGATGTGCAAAATTTTATTAATGAAAAACTAAAATGGGCAATTGAGAAAACTTCAGAAGGGATTAAATGGATATTCAAACAAATTCAAAAATATGTTACTGATAAAGTGAATAATTCTATGAAAGATCTTTATTATTTTTTGTTTCCGAATGAAAGACCAGAACTTAAAAAGGCGGTTGATACAATCAATGATTTAATTGCATGTTTGTTTAGGAAGTTTATCAAAGGGCTTATCGTTCAAATAGGCAATTTTCTAAAAGATGCTGCAAATAAAATCATCAATGGTGCTAAATGTGTTATTGAAAATTTAGTTGCCAATACACTTGGTCAAATAATTGGTGAGATTTCAAGAGAAGTTAATAAAGCTTTAGGTGGTATCAAATCACTTGTAGGTCAGGTAGCACAGGTAGCATCTATTATTGACGATGTTTTAGGTATTATAACCGACCTTTTATCATTCTTGTCTTGTGAAGAAAAACCTGCATGTTCATCTATAAATGAGTGGAGTATTCTAAGTGGTGCAAAACCACTTAGTAAAGGTGACATAGATTCTCTTGTTAATAAGGCAAAAAATCTTGCAGCTGGTGTTCAGAGTACTGTAGAAGGTATTGCTAATCCTGAATTTAATTTTGACACCAGTGATATATTGGGATTAGATGCTTGTAATATTGGTCCACAACTTTGTGGTCCACCTTTAGCTGAATTTTTTGGTATTAGTGGTACAGGTGCATTAGGTAATCTTGTTATATCTACAGCAGGAGAAGTTATTGGTATCGATATGATAAGTTTTGGTATCGGATATGATAAAGAAGAGACTTATGGTAATGTATTTGATAACTGTGGAAAAGGTAAAGGTGCGGTAATAAGACCTATTGTTGAAGATTACACTGATGAAAATGGAAATATTCAGTCTGGTGTTACTGGTATTGACATTCTCGATCCTGGCACTGGATATCTTTCTGCACCTGATGGTAGTAGAGGTGGAAATGAATATACTTGGGCAGATCCAGAGGATTCGATTGTAAAACATCCTGACGGTAGTTATGATGTTCCAAAACCTCCAGGAAATTTAATTGTTGTAAATCCTGGTGATGAAGTTATTCTCCCTCCTGGTGTTTGTATTGTCACAGAACCACAGGAAGGTGGTCAGGGTGGTGGTGAAGAAATCTGTGGTGGTGATGAAGTAATAGTCACTAAACCAGGAGTGTTTACTTCTCCCAAACCAGATTATTCTAGATTCTCTGGGATATATCCATCATCTTCTTCTGGTTCTTACCCTGCAATACTTTATCTTTGTGAAATCAATATAGTTGATGCAGGTATAAATTACACTGAAGGTGATAAGATTGTGATAAGACCAGACAATGGTGCCTCTGCAGAACCTAAGTTCGACCAACAAGGAAGAGTCGCATCTATTAAAGTTACTGAAGGTGGTGAAGGATTTACTGAATTCCCACAACTTTACATTCAGTCTGATACAGGTTATAATGCAGTATTGATACCAAAACTTTGTATAGATAGAGTTGGATCAGATAAACTGAAAGAACCAATGGGGCAAGATAAGGTTGTTACTGTAATTGATTGTGTGGGCAAATTTTAATGGCACAACTTAAAAATTATCATACTGTTAGATATGGAACGGCAGAAGGTGAAATAAAATTTGGACACATCACTCAAGATAACGTCCAATCAGCCGTGATGTTGAGAAATGGTTCATCTAATAACCATTATATAACGTTAGATTCATCTGGAGCACCCCATAGAAAGTATGGAACGATTTGTCGTTCTCCTGGTTCCTTTCAAGTAAGAGCAGGTGATAATGCACCAAAAGATCAACCAGGTGTATATGTAGAAGCAGTAAGTGGTGACCTTATACTTCGGGCACCCAGTGGTAGAGTGAGAATCGAAGGTGTTAATATTGATTTAATTGCATCTGGACCTGATGGTGAAAATGGTGTAATTACTATCGATTCAAACGAAAAAGTTATTATCAAATCTCAAATCATCGATGTTAATTCAACAGTCAGTACAAAAATATTTTCAGAAAATACTGTAAATATGATTGGTAAAGGTATTTTAAATATGTACGGTGGTCTTATTGATGCTGCCGATGGAGCAACCAAACTTAAAGGATCTTTAGGTGGTTCACTTAACGAGGAGCAAAACAAAGTATGAAAGTACCTGATTTAAATGTTGGTAAAAGGTTATTCTGTGGTCTTGGTAAACCAGAAGCATTAGGTAGAGGACCAGCAGAAATTAGAGGTTCTGCTTACTTGCAGGGACCTACTATCACAGGAACAGCAACATTCCCAAATGTCTGGGCATCATCTATGATTGGTCCACTGATCAATCCAGAGTCACCTCCTCCAGTCATTCCTGGTTCTCTTTGCATGGGAATTAGTAATCCATATTCTCTCGCTGTTGTAGGACCTGCAGCATTCATGGGAAATGTTGACACAAACCTGAGTGTTAATGTAGGATTACATGTGATTGCTCAAGGAGAAGTTGTTTCTCGTTGTGGTCTTCACGTCTTATCAAGAAAGAAAAACTTTGATATCCCCCATCCATCCAAGAAAGGATGGAGACTTAGGCATACATGTCCAGAAGCTCCTACTAATGATGTTTACATCCGAGGAACACTCAAAAACAAGGATTTTATTGAACTTCCATCCTATTGGAAAGATTTTGTTCACCAAGATTCTATTACTGTAAGCCTAACTCCAGTTGGAGCACATCAAGACATTATTGTTAAAAGGATTGATGAGAGTAAAATCTATCTCCAAGCAAAATCTGCAATTCCAATACATTGTTTCTATCATGTATATGCAGAAAGAAAAGATGGAGAAAGTCTAATTCCAGAATACAAGGGCAAGACTCCAGCAGATTATCCAGGAGATAATCAACAATATTCAATTTCAGGATTCCACTACGATATTAAGGATTAATAATGGCATTTTCAGGATTCACACCAAGAAGTATTGGTAAACGAGATTGTGTTGATGAGCAAATAACTGGTCAACCATCAACAATTTTTTCATATATTGCAAAACCAGACAATGATGACTCTGTAGATGTAAATCTCGATTTAGAAGTACCAATTTGCACTCCTTATTATCATTCTACTGCACAAATTGACTCTCTTCAAGTCAACACAAGTATCATTGGTACTGGTCTCATCAATATAGCTGGTGCTATTACTGGAGCTAGTGTCCAGGATACTGGAGGAAATATTCTTTCTGTAAAAAAGGATTTTGATATTCCACACCCAACTAAAGAAGGTCATAGACTGAGGCACGTATGTCTTGAAGGACCAGAGGCCGGTGTTTATATCAGAGGTAAATTGAAAGGAACCACGATTACTGTCCCCGAATATTGGAAGGGATTGGTTGATGAATCTACCATTAGTGTTCATCTTACACCCATTGGTTCTCATCAAGAACTATATGTCAAGTCTATTGAATGGGGCAGAAAAATTGAGATCAGAAATGCCGCAGGTGGGCCCATTGAATGTTTTTATCTCATCCAAGGGGAAAGAAAAGATGGAGAGAAATTGATTCCAGAATACAAAGGTACAAGTATTGAGGATTATCCTGGCAACAACGAAGAGTACAGCCACAATAGATAGTGGCACACTACCCCTTGACGCCATCGGTTAAGTCGGTTATAGTAGTAGAGTAGAAAGGAGACCAATGTACAAACCTCAAGACGATTCTGAATCTGGATATCTCACCCGTGTTGTAGTTGATACTTGTCTTCGTAAGTTTTATTTGTATTCTAACGAAGGTGAGTCTCGTGAAGTGGAGTGTGATTGTATCGAACAATTCATGGATGTTCTTGAGGTGGTCAGGGCTCTTGTTGATGAAAAGTACGTGTTTTACGCAGAACCCCTGACCAAAAGTACAATTTGATTTCAGAAATGTTGAGAAAAAAATTTTAGTATTTTTTTAACCTTATTACTTTTTATGAATCATTATTCTAAGGACTTTTATAAAGAAATTTTAGAGTGTTATAATTATGAGACCAGAAACTCGTCAGTCTATGGAAATGTTATTTTCAGCAAAATGGAATCTTCCAACGGCAGCAAAAAACTGTGGACTCACCAACAAAGAGATGAAAATCACATTTAATGAGTATTGTAGATTAAATCCACCTACTTATCAGGAAGAGTCCTGATTTTTTGGGCGTGTGTCGTAATTGGTAGCCGATACGCACTTAAAATGCGTTGGGAGTATTCCCGTGCGGGTTCGAGTCCCGCCATGCCCACTGACTTGACAACAATATAATTTAGTGTTATAATATAGATTACCTTCCGTGTGAATTAGTGCCACTCTGTGGTAATCAACCTCCCTTAGGGGAGGTTTTTTTATAATAAATATGAGTAAGAAGGATTGTGCCTAGGTAAAAGTAAAATGCCATTATCGCGTCTTGATAACTTTCTGAAGAATGTAAAGGGAAATATTCTTTATGTTGATCCAAACAATTTGGATGCAACTGATGGTGTAGAAAACCAGGGCAATTCGATGGCCCGTCCTTTCAAAACACTACAAAGAGCATTAGTAGAATCTGCAAGATTTTCATATCAGAGAGGTATTGATAACGATAGATTTGAGAAGACTACAATTTACCTAGCACCAGGTGTTCACCACATTGATAATAGACCTGGTTGGATTCCGACTGGTACTAATTTCCTGCTTAGGAATGGTATAACTTCTAGTGATTTTAATTCATTTAGTAACACTTCCAACTTTGACATTTTTGATACTAACAATATTCTTTATAAGTTGAATAGTATTCATGGTGGAGTTATCATACCCCGTGGTACATCTATTGTTGGTCAGGATTTAAGAAAGGTACAAATTCGTCCAATTTATGTACCTAATCCAGAGAATGATAATATTGACAGATCAGCTATCTTCAGGGTAACTGGTGCAACTTATATGAATAGTTTCACCGTTAAAGACGCTGATACTAATAAACCTTGCTACAAAGATTATACGACAAATAAATTCAAACCAACGTTTTCACACCACAAGTTAACTGTTTTTGAATATGCAGATGGTAACAATAATGTAAACATCAACGATGATTTCATTACATATGCTACAGATCGAACTGATCTTGATATGTATTATGAAAAAGTAGGTCTTGTATATGGTCCTGCAAGTGGTAGAGAAATAGAACCAGATTATCCAAGTGCAAATGTAGATATCGAGCCAAGAATTGATGAATATAGAATTGTTGGTCCAGTATCAGGTTCTGTTGGTATTAACAGTATTAAGGCAGGTGATGGTGTTACACCAACAGCAGTCATTGATGTCGAACTGTCAGATCCTATCTTTGGATTAAATGTTGATACTAATGTTATAATCAATAATGTATCTGACACAAGATATAATGGAACATATCTTGTTACTGAAATCACATCAACTCAAGTGACAGGTGTAACTGGATTTAAATATGAAGTTCCTGTACCTCCAGGTGATGCACTTCCTAATCCAACAGGAACAACAGTTGACTTGTCTACGGACACGGTAACGAGTGCATCACCTTATATCTTTAATGTTTCATTGAGATCTATCTTTGGTCTGTGTGGTATGCATGCAGATGGTGCAAGTGTAGACGGTTTCAAGTCTATGGTTGTTGCACAATATACTGGTGTTGGACTACAGGTTGATGATAATGCATTTGTAAAATATAATTCGACCAGTGGAACTTATGACGATTCAAGTGTAGTACCTAATTTACATACAGATATTGATGCAGTTTATAAACCAGAATATTCTAACTACCACATTAAAGCATCAAATAATGGATTAATTCAGTTAGTATCAATTTTTGCTATTGGTTATTCAAACCATTTTGTTGTTGAATCTGGTGCAGATTTCTCTGTAACAAACTCGAACTCTAACTTTGGTCAAATTGCATTAACTGCAAGAGGTTATAAGAAAAATGTATTCGCACAAGATGATGTAGGTTATATCACACAAATTATCCCTCCCAAAAAATTAAAACCTGAATACAATACTGTAGAGTTTTCATCGTTTGATATTACAAAAACAACATCGGTAGGTGATACTTCAAGACTCTATCTCTACGAATATACAAATAGAGATGAAGCACCAAATAGTACAATTCAAGGATATAGATTCGGTGCTAATGACAACGAAAAAATTAATGTCGTAATTCCTGTTTCTGGATCACCAGAAGTCTTTAGTGCAAAAGTTGTCATGGACAACACAGCATATTCAACTAAGAAAGTATCTGGCAAAAAACAAGCAAGAGTTGGTAGAAATGTATCGACTGGTAACAGTATTACTAACTCCACATTTATGTTTACAGAGGATCATCAATTTATTCAAGGTGAATCAGTAAGGGTAATTTCAAATGATGGTAGATTACCTGATGGTCTAGAACATAACTCTTTGTATTTCTCAATTGTTGATGGACTTCCTGCAAATCAATTACAACTTGCACAATCATTTAACGATTCACTCTCAGGAAACAAAATCTCAATTAACAAGTTTGGTGATGTTCTGGTTGTAGAGAGTAGAGTTAGTGATAAAAATCCTGGTGATGTTGGACATCCAGTTCAGTATGATGATACAGAAAATCAGTGGTATGTAAATGTATCTTCTGCATCAACTGAGAATAATCTTTATTCTAAGTTAATTTCTGGTGGATTAGGTGAAGCCACATCAAGAAGTTATTTTACTAGACTTAAAGATAGTAGAAGTTCAGATGATAGAGTTCATAAGGTAAGATTTGTAATTCCATCTACTACTGGTTCTGATGCAGCAAGACCACCTCTTGATGGTTATATCATTCAAGAGTCCTCCGATGTTTCGGGAGAAAGTAATTCAGAAGTTGCACTGGAATTTAATCCAGGTTCGGTGACAATGAGCAATAGTTCTCAAATGAGAAACTTTAGATTTATTGCTGATATCAATTATAAGTCAGGTATTGCGTATTACACGACAGAGAGACCTCACGGACTTTCTATTGGTTCCACTATAACTATCAACAATGTCACAAGTTCTTTGTTCCCAACTATAGGTATTGGTAATTCTGGTTATAATGGAACATATGAGGTCACTGGTATTTCGAGTGCAAAAACATTTTCTGTAAATCAAATTCGTGTAGATCCTGGCACATTTACAAACAATACATCACAACGTACTACTTCGTTACCAACAGTAAGTAAAAATAATTTCACTAATAATTATTATGTTTATGACGTAGAAACTCTTAATGAGTATAAGAATGGTGAGCAAGATGGCATTTACTATTTGACTTTATTAAATTCGAGTGTAAGACCTTCAGTAGCTCCATTTAATGTAGACACATATAATTTCTCTCAACCAATTACAAATCTTTATCCACAGTTGGATAGAGATAATCCAAAATCAACTGCACCTTCTGCGTCATGTCATGCATTACCAAATAATATTGGTTTGACCGTTGTTAATGATGTTAAAAATAGTATTACTGGAGAAACTTTAGAAGAATTGAATATTGATACTGGTGTAAGTATTGGCATTACTGACATTGTATCTAACAATGTTGGAACTGCCTATACAATATTCACTGACTATGATCATGGACTAAACAGAATCACAGTTCCAGTTATTGATAATCCTGGTACTGGATATGGTGATGGTTCAGCAACTATTCAATATTACTACAATGCAACACTTTTGAATACAGGAGCTGGTTCTATTGGAAGAAATGCAACTGCACTTGTGACAGTTGATGGAACATCTTCAGGTGAAATTATTGATATTGCAATTATGGATGGTGGAACATCATTTGTTGAGGGTGATACATTTAGTGTCGTAGGTATTGCAACAACAACAGGTTATACTGCAGCAACAGGTAGTGTCAACAAAATCTATGATAATAGAAACGATGTAATCAATATTACAGGTATTAATGATTATGATGGTAGATCTTACAACAGTACATATAGAATTACATCTATCCCAAATATAAAAGAAATTGAGGTTGAACCTCTTGCAGCAATATCACCAGGTATTTCGACCTTAGGTATTGGCAATAATGTTGCAAGTCCTGGTGGTTTCTCTGTAATTGGTCCAGCATATGACACAAGTAGTTTTGTCTACAATAAAGATGTAGGTATTGCTACAATTACTACAAAGTATGCAAATAACTTTAGAGTCAACAATAGTGTTGTAATTAGTGGAGCAGCACAAACATTCTATAACGGTGCATTTGTTTGTGTAGATAAGATTGGACTTACTACTGTATTACTGAATGTAGGTGTAAACACAATAACTCCTGCAACAACTGGTACGATTAGACTCCATTCTGGCGGTATTGACAATAATCATGGTGAATTGATCGTAGGAAATGGAAGACTTCATGGAAGAGAGACACCAATTTATGCAGGTATCACCACTACACTCTCTGCAGCAATATCGAGTAGAACCACTGACACTATAAATGTGTCAAATATGACTAATTATGGTTTCTTGATAGGTGATTATATTATGGTAAATGATGAGATAATGAGAATCAAAACAACAGTAAGTCGTGTCTCTGGAACAACTCAACTTAAAGTCTTTAGAGGGGTTTATGGTTCAATTGCATCTACTCATGAGAATGGAGCTGTGGTAAGTAGAGTAAAATTCTACCCAATTGAATTTAGAAGAAACTCAATTATTAGAGCATCTAGTCATACTTTTGAATATCTTGGGTATGGACCAGGTAACTATTCCACAGCATTCCCTGATAAACAAACTAAACAACTTACACTTCCACAACAAATTTCCGTTCAGGCACAAAAAACTAACGGTGGTGTTGTAAATTACACTGGTATGAATGATAGAGGTGACTTCTATATTGGAAACAAGAGAATTGCGTCCAATACTGGTAGAGAATTAGTTTATGATACTCCAGTTCAAACAGTGACTGGTGAGGATCCATATACAGGCGGTTCTTTGAATGATCTTTCTGACTTTAACTTTGTTGAAAGTACAATAATGAAGATTGAAAGAAATCTTGTTGTTGATGGTGGTGACAATACTGACATTTTGTCAGAATTTAATGGACCTGTACAATTCACTCAAAAAGTTGTAAGTACCTCTAATGAAGGTATAGAAGCCAATAGTCTGTTCTTACAAGGAAATGCTAATGTATCAAGAAAAATTACTGTAGGTATTTCTACTCCAAGTATTGCTGGAAACCCAGGCGATATGGTATTCAATGCAAATCCAACAAGTGGTGGAGAGGTTGGTTGGGTATACACGACCAACAATGAGTGGAAGACATTTGGTACTATTAGTAGTTGATAAATAATAAAAAAATATAGGGGGAGAGTGAACCCAAATGGCGATAGATAAGGATTTTGTCGTTAAAAATGGTTTACAGGTCAACGAAAATTTAATTTTTGCTGATTCTGACAGTGATAAAGTTGGTCTAGGCACCACTACCCCCAATAGAAAATTAGTAGTCATTGGTGATGCTGAGATAAGTTCAGATCTTGCAGTAGGAACTATAATTACAGCACAAAGAGGCGCCTTTACTGGTATCATTACTGCAAATGACGGTCTTGATATTGGTGTAGGTGGTACTTTTGTATCCGTAAATAAACTTGACACAAAAATTGGTATTGGTTCTACCACACCAGTTTATACTTTAGACCTTTATGGTCCTGTATCCACTGGTATAACAGCAGCATATATCTATGGCGACCTTGAAGTAACTGGTAATATCAAAGGTACTGCACTTTCTGGTCAGATTTCGGCAGGTGGTACAGTTGGCTTTACTAATGTAACAGTAGACAATAAATTAATTGCAAATCAAGCAGAAGTATATACAAAATTCAATATTGAAGAAGTAGGAAGTGATACTTTTAGATTCTTAGTAGCAGGTGACCCTCCTGGTATTGGATTTACTCAAAACACCGATAATCCTGAAATTTATCTTCAAAGAGGTCAAAATTATAGGTTTGATGTAAATTCTGGGGGTTTTCCATTCTATATTAAGTCGCAACCTACCGCTGACCTTAATAATCTGTATCAAGATGGTGTTGATAACAATGGTGCTCAGGTTGGTATTGTTACCTTCAAGGTTCCATTTAACTCGCCTAACATCCTGTACTATCAAGCATCTAATGTTTCTGGTATGGGTGGTACAATTTATATTGATAATGATAATAAAACCTATACCGTTGGTGTTCTGACTGTATCTGAATTCTTAGACAGTGATACTCAGGCTGACTTTGAGCAGATTTATGTTTCGGGTATTGGTACAATCAATAACCTGAAAGGACCAGACTTCAGTGTTAGTTCAGGTATTCTTACAGTCAGACAAGACCAGACAGCTCTAATTGGTGTATCGACTGGTACTGATAGAGTCAGTTTACAAGAGAAAAGTGATAATGTAAGTTATCAAGTTCCATTTACTGAAACCTTAGGTATTGGCTCAAACTATCAAAATTTATATGTTGATAGTGAGAATGGACAAATGTCCTATAATCCTTCAACTAATCAACTGACAGTTAATAGACTCATTGGTAATGTTTCGGGTGTTGCAACTGGTGCGGATGATATTAATGTTGATAGTAAGAGTGATAATACCAACTATCAAGTTATATTCAGTGATGCTGGTGACACAGAATATACAAGAATGTATATTGATAGCCAAAGCAGTAGGTTAATTTACAATCCATCTACTAATACATTATCTTCAACAAACATTATTGCAACCACTGTTACTGCTGGTTTAGCTGGTACTGCAACGAATGCAGACAACATCAATGTAGATGAAAAATCTGATAACACAGATTATCAGGTGTTGTTTAGTGACAATCAAGGTGCTGGTTATCAAAGACCTTATATTGACTCCGAATCAGGCCAATTTAAGTACAATCCATCTACTAATACTCTGACTGCAGCAAATATTGCTGGTGCTGGTGATAATATTACAAACCTCAATGGTTCAAATATTTCACAAGGTACTATCAATGCAGATAGAATTCCTGATGCATCAACAACCGCTCAGGGTGTAGTACAACTCTATGATACTTTCCCACCAAATTCAACAAGTGCAACTACAGCAGCAACAGCAAATCTTGTCACAGATGTTTATGATGAAGTAAAAAATAATGTGATTCCTGCAGGAACAACCATGTTGTTCTATCAGTCAGCTGCACCTACAGGTTGGACAAAATTAACATCTCAAAATAATAAGGCACTTAGAGTTGTCAGTGGTACTGGTGGTGGTACTGGTGGAAATAATACATTTACGAGTGCTTTTTCAAATAGAGCTGTTCCATTATTGGAACATAGTCATAGCGCAAATGCAGGTAATCAAAGTGCCAATCATAGCCATGGTGGCACTACTGATGGTGGGGGTGCTCATGGACACAATATTAGTGATCCAGGGCATAGACATAATTATAAGCCAAGGAGAAACGAAGATAGAAAAAGTGATGGAAATACAAGTACAGCAGACAATAATGATGAAAATATTGCAAATGCTCAAACTGAAAATGCCTTAACTGGTATTAGCATCGTCTCCACAGGAAATCATACTCACTCCTTCAATACTGGTGGAAATAACGCAAACCACAATCATACTATTACTGTAGTGAAATCAGGTACAAGTGGAGCTTCAATGGACTTCAGAGTTCAATATATTGATGTGATTTTAGCATCTAAGAATGTTTATTCTTGACCTGGAGGTAATGTATCAATAGGGGGATGAGGTGTGACTTGAGCACGAACAACCCCCTGTTGCAACGCATGTGAATATAATCTTTGATTTTGATGATTAGCCTCTACTACTTCATTTCTAAAACTTTCTACAGCTGCACCAGTTTGATTTGACTTTTGTGCAATTTCTACGGCCATCATAGGCATCCAAGATACAGCACATTTCCATTCATCTATTTCTTGACCAGTATTGGGATTTGTACCTCTAACTTGAGTGTACCAAGCACACTTATTTTCTACACATTTTTTCTGAATTAGAGGACAAAATTCACCTTTTTTCATCTTGTTAAATACTGAATTGGTTGAAAATATTTATCTTGACATATTATAAATACAAATAACGGAAAAAGCATTATAGGTAATGTCATTACTTAGGGCCGACAGGATTGCCAATAGATATATCACTCATGGTCCTATTATTGTAGGTCCATCGACTGTTAGCGGACATTTTACGGTCACAGGTATTGCAACTGTCCTTGGTCTTGGTGTTACAAATAGTGTTTTAGTTGGTAATTCTCTTACTGCCAAATACTTAACCGCCAATAACGGTGCAAATCTTTTCAATTCCAATCTCACTGGCATAACAACTGCTGGTATCGTCACTGGTGCGACTTATTACGGTGATGGTGTTAATCTTGTAGGTGTTGTCACATCTATTGCACCTGGTCCTGGTATTCAGATTTCACCAATTTCTGGTCAAGGAAGGGTAACTATCAGTGCTACTGGTGTTGCTGTTGCTGGATATGCAACTAATGCTGGTCTTACTACAGATTTAAAAGGTGGTGTCGCTGGTGCTGTTCCATATCAGATTGGACCTAATGATACAGGTTTTACTGCTGCAGGTACCAGTGGTGAGATTCTCCAATCCACAGGAACTGGGGCTCCAATTTGGACCAGTCTTTCTGCAATCAATGTATCCTATGCGGATAGTGCAGGAATTTCTACGAACCTATTTGGAGGTTCTGCAGGAAGAATTCCCGTTCAAAGTGGTATTGATCAGACAACATTTATTAATATTGGACAATCAGGAAGAATTCTTCTTGCACAAGGAACTGGTACTCCAATATGGATAGATCCAAAGGCATCACTTCATGTTTCTGTAGCAAATAGTGCTGGTATTACTACCAGTTTAGAAAACGGATATATTTCTAATGCTTCCTCAATGGAAGTCGTTGGTGTTACCACTTTAGGTATCACAACAGCACTTACATTGGATGTTGCTGGTATTACAACCACTAACTTACTTAATGTTTCGACTGCAGCAACAATCACCAATCTGACCTTATCTACTGGTCCTGGTGTTGCTGTTACAGCAATTCTTGATGAGGATGATTTAGTATCAGATAGAGATGATGCTCTTGCAACACAACAATCAATTAAGGCATATGTAGATTCTCAAGTAACTGCACAAGATCTTGATGGCAATACTGACAATGGTTCTTTTGTTGTTGACCTCGATAGTCAAGAATTAGGTGTATTTGGCACATTAAATGAAATTTATACCATTGGTTCTGGTCAAAGTATAACAGTTGGTCTGGATACTAATGTTACCATTCCAAACAATCTAACAGTTTCAAACTTTACTCAATTATCAGGACTGACGACTATTACGGGTCAGTTAGGTGTCACTGGTATCACTACCACACAGTTCTTGGAAGTTTCTGGTATTGCTACTGCATCGACGATTCATGCAACTAATATTGGTGTTGGTACTGATGATCCACTGAATACACTTCAGGTTGGTCTCGCCAATTCTTCATTCACTGTTGTATCAACTGAAACCACCACCATGGTAGGTATTGGTACCACAAACCCACTTTATACATTGGATGTAAGAGGTGATACTAATATTAATGGCAATTTAACAGTCAATAATAACACTGTTCCATCTCTTGCAATGATTATTGCACTAGGTGGGCTTTGATAAATAACTAAAAAGTATTAATACAATGGCGGAGACATTCTCAAATTCATTGACAAGAGCTGCTGGTATTGTGACAACAAGTTCCAATGGTAGTGTTGGTGCTGGTGTAACTATCATTACTGGTATCTCCACTGCTGGTGTTGCTGTTGGTGATATGGTAAAGACCAATCATTTTAGAGGTGGTGCAAAAGTTGCTGTCATTGGTGTTAATCAGGTAAGTCTTGATAAGATCTCAACAAATACTTTCCCCGCAACTTCTCAATCCGTAAGTTTCCTTGGCGTTACTACTGCATATACTGCAACAAATAAATCAATCTTAGTGGGTGGAACATTTGCAAACCTGACTGATAATAATATCAACATCTATGTTGAGGTAGGTATTGGAAATACCTTTGTAAATATTGCGAACAATATTCCAGTACCCACTGGGTCTTCTTTTGTTATTAGTGATGCGGGTAAGACAATTCTGAGAGCAAACGAAGAAATTAGAGTATATTGTGATACTGTTAGTGCTGTTGATGTTAATCTGAGTGTCCTCTCTGGAGTACAGTAATGATTGGAAATAACGGTTATATTGGAAGGTCTCCTAGTGACTCAACCGTAACGGTTGCACGTCAGGTTTACCAACCCACAGGTATTCAGACATCATTTGTTTTTGCGTCAGGATACGATCTTCAGTATTTTGATGTATATCTAAATGGTGCTAAAAAAATTAGAGGCATTGACTATTCTGCTGGAGATGGTCAAAATTTCTCACTTACAACTCCTGCTCAATTAGGTGATATTGTTGAAGCAGTAACTTATAAAGCGTTTAATGCTGCACAAGCAACCATTGGTATTCATTCCAATGGAACAAATATTGGTGAGGCAAATACACTTAATTTTGTTGGTACTGCAACGACTTTCTCACAATCTGGAGATACCATTAATGTAGAAGTGAGTGGTGGTGCCAGTGGTGGAGTTGGTACTGCTATTAAATATCCAAATAATACAAGAAGTCCATTTAGTTATATTGACGCTACTGTCAATGTAACCGAGAGTATTGGTCTCACTACTGCAAATGCTGGTGAAAGTTATTCTTATGTTGTTGTTCAGGAACCAAGAATTGTTGTCAGTACTGGAGCAACAATTACTGTTGGTCTTGGCAAAACACTCGTAACTGATTTATATCAGTTGGGTGACCTCTGATAAATACCTTTAAAAGATATAAGCGATGTCAGCAATTAATGTAAACTCAATTACAGGTAGGACTGGTACTCACGGACCAGTGCTGACGGGTGTGACTACCATTTCAGGTGACTTACACGTCGGTAGTGGTTTATCTGTAACTGGAGTATCAACATTTAGCAATACTGTTGTTGGTGGTGCGACTACTGAATTAGTTGTTGGTGGTGATGCAAGGATTACTGGTATTCTTACCATTGGAACAGGTTCAGTTACGATTGATGGAACTTCTGGTAATTCAAGTATCACTGGTGTTACTACGGTTGGTATTACATCTGCATATATCACTTCCATCAATGACTTAAATTACCCAACTGCTGGTCCGTTAAGTAACAGGAACCTCATCATTAATGGGGCTATAGAAGTGAGCCAAAGAGGCACAGGATTTGTTGATGTGGTAGATGTTGGCCCCGGCCATTATTTAGTTGACCGATTCAAGGCTTATCATTTTGCTGGAACTGCAGGCTCTTCAGTTATTGAACATAGTCACAGCACAGATGCACCAGATGGCTTTAAATACAGTTATTTGGCTCGCGTAAAAACTACAGGAATGACAGCTTCCGATGGCTATACCTTGTTGGGACAAAATATTGAAGGCTACAATATGAATTCTTTAGACTGGGGCAGTGCCTCTGGCAAGTCTACAACTTTATCATTTTGGGCAAAATCAAGTGAAATTGGTACGTTCTGTGTTGCTTTTAGAAACGATGGAGGCTCACGTAGTTACGTTAAAACGTTTGACCTAGACGATACAAACTGGAATTTTGTTTCTTTCACAGTTCCTGCTGAAACTACAGGTACGTGGAATAGTACCAATGGCAGGGGCATACAACTTACTTGGGGCCTTGATGTTGGAACTAATTACGAAGGCGCCGTAGAAACTTGGTTGACATCAAATGCCTTTACCGCTTCAGGCATGACAAACACTTGGACTGATACTGTAAATAATACGTTTCAAATCACTGGCGTCCAACTAGAAGTAGGTTCCAAGGCGACCCCGTTTGAGCACGAGAACTATGGTCAGACCTTGGCTAAGTGTCAGAGGTATTATTTTAGAATCAATGGATCAGATAATATCAATGGTTTGTGGGGTACGGGGTTTGCTTATAGTTCTGATCAAGCAGTTATAAGTGTACCAACTCCAGTTACTCTTAGAGTAGCACCTACAGCAATTGAACAGAGTGGAACCGCTGCTGATTATAGAATACTAGAATCGGGTAATACTGTAACATGTACCGCTGTCCCAGCATATGGAGATGATACTACAAACAATGTTGTTGTTGCAGCATTCTCGACAGGTAATTTAACTGCTGGTCAAGGTGTAATGGGCCGCTGGAACACTGGTGGAAACGGTTATTTAGCTTGGAGCGTTGAATTATGACTTACAAAAAACTAGGGACAACAATTTCTGAAACTGTTATTTACGCAAAAATCGATGATGATGGTGTTAGTCGCTCATCTTGTTCAGAAAATAATCCTGAATTTCAAGCCTGGCTAGCCGAAGGCAACGAACCATTACCCGCTGATGAACCAGAGGAATAAATAACTAAAAAGTTTACGTGATATGTCTAAGATCCAAGTAAATGAGATTGTAAATCATTTTGACACTGGTGCACCTGATTGTCCCAAGGGTCTGACTGTC